CGCTAAGCATGCGGCCAATTCAAAGGCTATGTGGGCCGACCCTGAGTTTCGCGCTAGACACGCAGAAGCCATGCGGAAGGCGTATGCAAAGAAGAAGGCTCAGCACAGTGCGTGTAAAGCCAGGCGTGCGGTACAACTTAGCACAGTTTGCTGGAGGGGCTGGTATGCCTACCGTAGTACGACGGCGCATCGTGGTTAGGAAAGACGACGTACTTGTTGTCAACGGGCTGGTGCTTGACGGGGAAGTGTTGAAAGACATGATGGACCCATCCAAACGCCTGCTCTGGGCTTTTGTGCGCGAAGACGGTGACGTTAGACCGTGCGCGTATGACGAGACCAAAGTGATCTGGATTCAGTCTGAAGACCTTGTGCGTAAGGGTAGTGATCTGGGTTAACGGGATGTTGAGAATAGCGCGACGGCGCGACAAGGCGGCCTAACTCCAGGCCGCCTTTCTCAGCTTTACATCTGGAGAGCGTAAGGAGACGCAAGCATGGCCGTGAAGATGCAGGCTACGCATAAGCAGCGCACGGATAAAGAGCGTGTAGGTAGTGTTTACATTCTAGTCAACTTGGTGAATGGTAAAGGCTACGTTGGGCAGACGGTCAGGACGCCTGAGGTACGTTGGGCTGAGCACTATAAGTCAGCGTTTATTCACAAAGACCCTAGACCGCTGTACAGATCTATTCGAAAGTATGGCGTAGAGAATTTTAGTGCAGATGTGAGCTGGCGCGGGCCTGAATCGAAGTTGAACTCCGCAGAGAAGCGGCTTGTAAAAGTTCGTGCAACGTACATTGACAAAGGCTGGGGATACAACTTGACTACGGGTGGTGGGCAGTTCAAGATGTCCCTCACAGCGCGCCGTAAATTATCGAAGTCTGCCAAGGCGTACTACGCAACTCCGGAGCATCGTGCATGGCTGACAGCCATGAAAACGGCAGACTGGGCCAAGCCTGACGCCAAGGATCGGCACGCACTTTCGCCTGAGTCACAAGAGGCTAGAACATCCAAGTTGAAGGTGAACTACGCACCTTCTTACGTGCGGGTCAACCATGGCGACATACTCAGGAACAGCTACGCTACGGACCTCACTAGAGGTGCTCGCGTGAGTGCGAGCTTGAAGGCGTTCAACGCGGAGCATCCCGAAGTGCGTAAGCGGGTGGGCCACGGTAACGCGGGGCGCAAACAGTCGCGGAGGCATCACGAGCTAGTGCGCATTGCTGCGACTGCACAGTGGGCTGACCCAGAAGCGCGCGCTAAGAAGATAGCGGGTATGCGCGGTAAGAAACGGTCTGCAGAATCACGCGTAAGAATGAGTGCGGCCGCTAAAGGTCGTAAATGGTCAGAGGCGGCGCGTGCTTCTCATGCGTTAGTGACTAGCACGCCTGAGTATAAAGCCCGCATGGCTGACTTAAAGCGAGCCCAGTGGAGCGACGCGAAATATAGGGCGATAGTGGCGAGCAGTATTCGCGCGGGTAAGGCGCGTAAAAAGACAGAAAGGTTGGCGGCTGCAAATGGCAACAACACCACGGCCTCGCGGCCGTCAACGTAAGACTACGGCGCTGGACGTTAAGCGACAGACCCAAGCTCTAGGGCTCTCAGGCGTGATGACCGCACAAGCGCGGGATGTGTTTTCTAATCTCGCCGCACGTACAGGCTTCGGGTCCAGCAGCCTAGAGAACGGTGCTGAGTATCCGCTTACACGCTTCACAAATCAATTCTGGAGTTTAATTTCGCTCTACGAAAGTTCGTGGATCGCACGCCGCGTGGTTGACGCGCCTGCCGCAGACATGCTCAAAACCTGGCCACGCATCATCAGCGACACCAGCCCAGAGGACTTGGGTAAAGTGTCCAAAGCCATTCGTAAAACCAACACCAAGGGCAGTTTCTTGGAAGGGCTTACCTGGGGTCGGCTGTTCGGCGGTGCTGGTGGGTTGATCGTAGTCAAGGGCCACGAGCACGAGCTGGACCAGCCGCTAGATCTGGATGACGTACCCCTCGGCGGCTACCAGGGAATTAGCATCTTCGATCGGTGGAGCGGCATCCAGCCTAGCGGTGAGGTTTGCGAAGACGCTGAGCGCCCATTGGACGTGGGCCTGCCAGAGTATTACACGGTCACGCCGCAGGGCGGTTCAGGCTTCAGGGTCCACGCCAGCCGCATCATTAGGTTCTGCGGCCCGATGATGCCCGAGCCTGAGAACTCAGTCTATAGCGGCTGGGGAATCAGTGTTCTAGCACCCGTGCTGCAGAGCATGAATAGCTATGAGAATCTGAGCGCTAACGCGCTTAGTCTCAGCTTCCGCGCCAACCTCATTGGTATGAAGGAAGATGGTCTCTCGCAGCTGCTCAGCGGCGCGAGCATGAACCAGAAATCTGCCGAAGGCTTTGCAAACCGCATGGCCGCGCTTAACCAGAGCATGAGCAACCAGTCGCTCATCATCTACGGCAAGGACGGTGAACTTAGCAATATCCAGTATAGCTTCAGCGGGCTTAGTGAACTGATCCAGATGTTCCAGTTGCAATTGGCTGGTGCAGCTGAGATGCCGCCTTCCCTGTTGTGGGGTCGGTTGTACGGCGGTATTGGCGGCGATAGCGGTAGCGGCGATGAGAAGCAGTACGAGAAGAGCATTGCTACCAAGGCGCAAGTATTCGTGCGGCCACAGTTGGAAAAACTGCTACCTGTGATCTGCATGAGTGAACTGGGTGAAGTTCCGGACGATATGGAGCTGGACTTCCCCAGTATCAGAGTTTTAGACGAGCACGAGAAGGCTGAACTAGCCAAGGCCGTGGTGGACACCGTCACGGTGGCGCTTAACTCGGGCGGCATCAGCAAGCGCACCTATGCCAAGGAGCTGAAGGCTAGCAGCGAGAAGACCGGCATCTTCACCAACATCACGGACGAGTTCATCGAAAGTCTCCCCGACACGGTAGCGGACGAGAGCGAGATGGGTGAAGGGCTGTTCGAGGGCACCGGAGAGCAGGGCGGTACCCCAGAGGCCCTGCAATTGAACCCCAGTAGCAGCCCGGCTAAGGTGCTCCACGAGTCCGATAAGCGCCAGAAGGAAGAAGCGGAGTCTAAGGGTAAGGCGGAGGACGTAGCTGGACATGTAACAAGTTCTTCGCGCCACCCTGGAGAGTCTAAACATGATTTCACTACACGTTTGCGCAGAGTGGATGAGTGGGAGCGTAAAATTCGCTCCATTCTATCTAAGCCGCGCGGTGCTTGGACAAAGCGGGACTTTGACGAAGTAGAAGAGTTGGCGTCACTGTTGGAGTATGACGAAAGTGATAAGACCTGGCAGGCTTATGACGCCGATCTTCGCCAAGGCGTCACTAAGTGCGCTTGGTGCGGTGCCAAGTTGAGTGGTGACGACGTGGCCGAGGTTGGCCGAGCGGTAGTTTGTCCTGACTGTGCCGACGCCTACCAGCGTGGCAAGGCCACAGACGAAGACGGGCCCGCTGTAGGTAAGCCACTCAACATCCACGGTCTCACGGTGGTAATTGAGACGCCCAAGGGCCACGTCCGTAGTGGCGAGGGCTGGGCTACGGTGATGCCCGCCGATTATGGTTTTATCAAGGGGTACATCGGAGCAGATGGAGATAGCGTGGATTGTTATGTAGGGCCAGACGCAAGCAGTGATTGGGCCTACGTAGTTGATCAACGCAATTTGACGGACGGTAAATTCGACGAAGTGAAGTGCATGCTTGGATTCCCCACTGCACACACCGCGCTGCAAACTTACCGAAACGGGCACCACCGGTCTGCTGAGGTATTTCAAGATTGGACTCCCATGCACATTGCAGAGTTCAAAGATTGGCTTAAGACGCATGATCATAAGTTACCATGCGGAGTTGTGAGTAATTGATCAACATTGAGGGATAGGGCATCGAACCCGATAAGCGTGGAACTCATCCGCCACGTTTCCCTCAGTTAATTCAGGATGTCGCGTGAGGATGAATCGCTGTGCAGACTTTCAAAGTTGGGTACATCTACTTACTTAAAAATTTAGTGAATGGTAAGGCGTACGTTGGGCAGACGACCAAGCGCCCGGAAACTAGATGGGACGCGCATCTACGTGAAGTAAAACGTAGTGCTGACTACCCACTTTACAGGGCGATAAAGAAGTACGGATTCAGAAATTTTTCCGCCGAGGTATTGCATACGTGTACTCTGCCTTTGCTGGACTTCGCAGAACAGCACTTCATACGAGTGCATAATGCGTTTAGAGCCATGGGCGGGTACAACCTCACAACAGGCGGGCAGAGAACGCACAAAACGTTGGCACGTAGTGCTCGCAAGAAGATTTCGGACAAGAAGAAAGCGGAGTACGCTGATCCGGAGGCGCGCGCAAAACATTCGAAAGTGTGCAAGGTGGCTCACAATACGCCGGAGGCTAAGGCTAATCACGCAAGAGCCACGATTGCGGCCACGGCTGATCCTGCAGTACACGCTAGGCGGTGTGCCGCTTCGCGTAAACGGTTTGCAGAGAACCCTGTGTCAGAAGAAACTCGGCGCAAACAGAGTATCGTGCAGCGTAAGCGCGCCGCTGCACGAACGCCGGAAGAGAAGGCGAATTTCAGCAGGCTATGTACAAAGCGTAATTTGGAGAGGTATCAAGATTTAGAGGCACGTAAGCGTACAGGAGCAGCTTCAGCCGCTGCGTGGGCGTCGCCAGAAACGCGCGCTAAAGCCTCTGAATCTTTGAAAAGACGCTGGGCTGATCCGGCATACCGTGCACGACTAATGTACGCGGCTAAGCACCATCCACCGATTACACCAGAAACACTGGCCAAGCGATCCGCGTCACAATTGGCAAGGTACAAACGCGCACCTATGACGGACGCCACACGCGCAAAAATAAGTCGTACGCGGCTAGAAAGGTACGGCAAAGATGCGTCCCGTAGTACAGAGCAGAACGGGTAAGGTAGGAAATTGTTTTGCGGCGTCGTTGGCCAGCGTATTGAATTTACCGCTCCGTAGTGTACCTGACTTCAAGCGTGCCAACCTTGATCCCGAGGTTAACCGTTGGCTGGGTAAGAACTACGGGCTCCAATATAAAGAGCTGCCCATCACGGACCCGGCCCCACTCGGGTATCACTTCATACTGGGGCTTAGTCCGCGCGGTGGGCAGCATTGTGTCGTTGGTTATAACGGCAAACTGGCGCACGATCCGCACCCGATGGATGGCACTGGGCGCGGCGTTAAGCCGGAAGAGTGGGGTGTGCTGGTGCCTGTGAGCAAAGCGCGCGATGTCTTATTGAGCGGTAAGCGCCTGAACGCGGCCGCTGAGCCGCTGTTGGCCAAACACGACGCCGTCAAGAATGGTTCAACGCGTACTGGCAGTTCAGAAGCGGTTTACCGTTCTACCAACTACGAAGTGGCTAACTTGCTGGCTGACGCCGAGCGTTTGCTGGGTCGGGCTAAGTTGGACGACGACCCAAGTTACTGGCAGGCCAAGTTGACGGCGGCTCACAAGTACTTAGACAAGGCCGTCAACTTCGCGCGCGGTGGCGACTACGGGCACGCCGTGGCATACCAGGAAGCAGCCTTCTCCGCCACCCACGCCGTGTTGAGCAAGTTGCAGCATAGCGGTGCGCGTGACGTGGCTGCGCCCTACAAGCCTGGCGACAAGATTAGGTTGAAAGGCAATGGTGGAGTTCACACCACGGTCGACAAGGCCGTGAAGGGCGCCGACCTATTCGGGCGACCGTGCTGGTACATCTGGACCACGACCGGTGAGTGCGTGGTGATTCATGAGAAAGAACAGGAGAGTTAAATGGCAGGTGTACTAGCGTACTTCACTCCGGATGCGTCGGCAGGCGCCAGCTTCGGAGCCGCGTCCAGCGCAGTGGCGTTGCCAGGCACCTTGGCGAACGACACGCTGGTTATGGTCACCAACGTCGGTAGCTTGCCGGTGGCGGTGAAACTCGGTGGCAGCACCGTCACGGTCACTACCACCACGGGCCTAGTAATCTTGGCTGGGCAGTCGGTGGCGCTTGGCATTGGCAGTAATACCTACATCGCCGGTGCGGCGGTCGGGGCCATTCAAGGCTTGGGCCTTAGTCAGTGCGCCGTCATCAACCTCACCACGGGGAGCTAGCGGCATCGCCGCACTAAGGAGAATCACTGATGCCGCTGTTACCTGGAAAGATCAATATTGGTAAGAACATTGAGACTGAAGAGGCGCACGGGAAGCCGCATGATCAGGCACTGGCCATCGCGTTGAGTAAGGTGCAGGGGAGGGACGCTTCTAATCCGACGCTCAAGGCTCTGTACGGCGAAGACGATGCTAAGCTTCTGCTGAAGGAAGCCAAGGCCGCTGGATTTTCAGGGTCTACGCGTAGTGGTTCAAAGGTCACCGTGGCGGGGTTTAGTGGCGGTAATGGCCCTGATGAAGCACGCGCATGGCAGAGACTCAAACAGGTGTTCCCAGCGTTGCACGTAGAAGTATCTACAATAGGCCGCGACGCCCTCCCCGCGCCCATCCCCGTCGACGACCAGGTTCTGGGCCACGGGGCGGTGGGGGACGATTTGATGAGCCCACGTGACGA